GACATCCGTGTCCGTGATTCCACACCTTTTATCACACTTCATCGAAGTGAGACGAAGAATAGAAAGTTCCATCTTCTTCGTCATTACCTTCGTGTCTTTCCCAAGAACTTTCAGGAGAAAGACATTGTGAAGCTGATAAAGGGTTCACTCGTGGACGCGTTTTGTGTCCAGGCGGAACAAGAGAGACCAGATTGCCCTTTCAGGCACTGGCTCCCTTTATTTCCGCCCATGACACAAACTCGATTGAACAAGCGATTTGCAAACGATCGGAAAGGGAGAGTTCGATTCTATAAAAATTTATTGGAATCGAAGTCCCTCTGCGCCCCTGTAGGAGAGGATATGATACAGGAGGCCTATGAAAAACATCATAGGTCTCTCTGTCGTCCGGAGGAGGAAGTTCTCCCGCAAGTCGATGACTTCGCGAAAGAACTTTTCTCTTACGGTAAACGAGTGGGTGAGTTCATAAGTAAAATCTATGAACCTCACACCACCTCTCTTCCCAACAGTAAGGCTACGATCGAAGCAAGTCGCGCCGCAGGTGGGGCGAGAGCTCAACTTGGAGGGCGGATAGAGATTCAGAAGGGTCCATTGTACAACCAGCTCCTAAGAGGGTCGACCAGATTAGAACCAACAGTAGTTGGTCTTTTCGGTCCCCCAGGATCTGGTAAGACAACGATTCTTCCATCTCTTATCCGGACTCTAGGTCGGGCTCTGTTCCCTTCCTGCATGGACAGGGATCTGGTTTATTCCAGATCCTGCGCGTGCGAGCACTGGGACGGTTATACTGGTCAGCCGATTGTCGTACTGGACGACATTGGCCAGAACCTAGAGAACCGTCAGGATCTCGTGGAATTCGAGCAGTTGGTTTCCTCCAACGAGTACCACTTGCCCATGGCGGAATTGAGCAATAAAGGACAGACATTTACGTCTCCCATAATTATTGTCACTTCCAACATGAGCTTTTCCTCCCCTCTCGGGGTATCAGGAAAGTGGCCCGTTGTTGATCCCAGCGCCTTTTGGCGAAGATTTCACATTCCGATCATCGTCCGGACAGAAAAGTCCGATGGACGAAAGAGATCAGTTTACGGTCTTGCTAAGGCTCAGATTGAACCTTTACAACATCGATTCTATGATCTTGATCGGAAACAATCTTCTGCTCCTACTTCTTCGGAGAGAATTGAGGAACAACGAAGTTTCCCTAATCATGCTTCTGCTTGTTTCTGGAATATTAATTTCCAGGAGCAAGTTCAGAAGTATGGTCGTCCCCCTTATACAATGGAGAAAGTTTTTTCGGACAGGCTTGATTTATTTAGCCATATCCTGGAAACCTTCTTCCATAGGGTGGATTTCCATGCTGCTCACCTTTCCGGGACATGGAGACAAAATGTCTCTGTCTTCGGTTTGACTGTCAGACAAGGACTTGGTCCTTTGTATGATGTCTATGCCGAGCGGAAAAAGGTAGCTTGGAGGGAAAACGACGTGACTGTTTCTCTTCTCTTCGACGAGTATCCACCCTTCCACCCTCCTGTTGTACAGGCGGTAGCCATTCCCGAACCTCTTAAGGTTCGAATGATCACGAAGGCTGAGGCACAAACTAAAGTGCTACAGCCGTTTCAACGTGCTCTCTTCGAATATCTCAAGAGTCAACCTCAGTTTTCTCTTACTCATGGTGTCACATGGAACCGTGAGAAGAGCTTTGCTGAGAAATTGGAATGGATCCACCGCATTGAACAGGAAATTAAGGCCATCTTATTGGTAACTCCTGAGAAGGATAAAGTCTGGCTGAGCGGTGATTATGAAGCCGCCACAGACAATTTCCCTCAGTGGGTTACTCAGGCCTTAGTGGAAGGGATCCTCTCCCAGATCAATCACGAACCAACGAGGGCGTGGGTACGATATGAGGTATCACCTCACATCGTTAGATATCCAGAAGGTGTCGAAGGTCGTCAGACCTCCGGTCAGCTAATGGGTTCCCTGCTCTCGTTTCCTCTTCTTTGTTTTTTGAATGACTTTATTATTAGTCGTTCAGGCTTCGAAAAGGGTTCGTATTTGATCAACGGAGACGATGTGGTCGCACGAGGACATCCCTCCTCTATCGAAAAATGGAAAACGGATGCACCCAAAGTTGGTCTTTCTCTTTCCCTGGGTAAGAACTTCATCGATCCTGAATTTTGTTGTGTTAATTCGCAACTATTCTGGAAAGGAGAAGTCTTACACACTGGAAAGGTGTCTTGTCAAACAAGACTTGGAAAGACCCTTGCGAATTGTTTTTCAGAGGTCCAGTTTTACTATGGACTAAGTGAAGAGATAAAGTCGGAATTTATTCGACGGAATCTTCTCACGCTCCGAGAAACACCTCGTTCTTTGGATGTTCCTGTTTCCCACGGCGGACTTGGTTTAACTTTTACTCCTGGACCGAAATTTGACCCTAGATTGGCTAGGAGAGTATATCTTTATGATTATCTCTCGCCTTTCTTGAAGTCTGTTTCGGTTCCTGGGTATGACTATCTTCGTGCCATGAAGGTTCCTGTTGGATTCTTCACGGACGAGGAGTTATCCCTGGGCGGAGGAGAACCCGAAGAGAACGACTTCTTCAATATTCTGAAAACTCTGGATGTTAATCCTCGAGATTCAGAAGAGGAAGAGTTATCCTTCGAGTCCTTCCGGAAAGGAGAAAAGGTTTACAAACAGCACGAGCGGCTGTTAAACCAACTCATGTCTGCCGATTTTCGAGGGTTCCCTCCATTAGGAAATGTGAGACATCGGACGATCTTTATCGCGAAGGGGAAGGTAGGTTATGTAAAGCAAAGAATTATCGAAGCTTCACTTACCCATCTTCTCTTACACTCGCGTAAGATTGTCCCAGATGAGGAACAGAGTTGGGTGGAGATCCATCGAGATCTTCTTGATCTTGATGATCCCCTCTTCTCTGACCAATTCTCATTTTCCTTGGGAGAGGAACCCGCAGAGGAGGATATCCTTCCGCATACTTCTCAAATGGTGAGGGGAGGTTTTCATCTTTCTAGACGGGATGTAGGTCCGGTCGATCGTTTGATCAACTTATCTACCGTCTTAGAAGATGATTCTCCCCCCGCCCCTATACCCAGTAGTATAGGGGGGACAGTTACAGAAACAGTTACAGAAGACTGAGTCAAAAAAACTTGGGTTTGGTGAATATAATAAAATTATAAAAATAATACCATTTCCCAGCTTTTGTCTTCTGCATCAGCTGTCCACCTTTTGAGAAGGTCCCTGCCGAAATGAGCGAAACGATCGGGAGTGCTGCAGGTCATTCCCGGAGAGAAGTAGTAACCCTCTCCAAGATAGAGACACGATAGTAAGTGTCTTATCAGGACCTGTTGGTTCCATTCTAAATCTGACCCTGTTCTGGGTTAGACTCAGATGTTTTCAGTTTGCACTGATCGAATCTGGGGGCGTGTGTATTGCATACGGAAGTATCGGAGTTTCCGCATGCGCCCTTGGAGGCTGACTTGTTTCTTGAGATATCTGTTTACTTCGGTCGCCAGAGCCCGTGTCTTTCGAGACAGCGGTATGGTGTAAGAAGATTTAACACAGAACGAAGGTTTGGAACCTTG